TTGGCTAATAGCTGGGTATGTGAAGGCTGAAATTCTTCTCTAACTCGAGGTAAGGGTGAATTTATGGCTACATGACCATGTTTAGTGGTTGTACCATATTGAGCAGGTTTTTTCGATTGTGGATTTTTCCTTGGTCCTCTTTTCCTTTTTCCTTGCTTGGATTGTTTTATCACTTGAGTAGTTGTGACGGTCTTTTCCTTTTTATTTCTTTCTGGCATATCTTCGAGTTCAGTACTTAAACTGTTATTTGCAGGGGATGTCTGTGGTAATCCCCAAACCATGCGGTAATCCTGTAATCTTACAAACGGAACTTCATTTGTGTTCGTTTTTCCCACAAACAGATCTGATGCGTCTTGTATCATTTGTTCTATGTTTGGATATCTTCGTAAAAAATACGTATCCCAATTCTCGTTCGCTTGTACATCCGAGAGTCGGTAAGCATATTTTTCAACTTCTTGATATCTTTTAACGTCATATTTTTCGCCCAAAGTTTTCGCTCTAGTCTCCAAGTATTTCGATAACATCGAACCTGTCGGTATTACCGCAGAAGCTATCATTCCTTCCGTGACGGCTCTTCGGTGTTGGCTAGGAGTTAAATGCAATCCATTTGAAGTCTGTATAAACGATCCAAAAAGCATTTTCTTAATAGCCCTGCAAAAATAGATTCCTTCTCCATCGAACATGATATCTCTTGAAAGAAAATCCATGTCATACATGGGTTTTACTTGAACCGGATCTGCTTTCAAACCCAATCCGTGTACGCCTTTTCCTGAGGTGTAGACTCCTGACAATCCTGTAGCTAACTTCTGCGCCCATTGATCAGCAACTATTATTAATACATCATCGCCTGAAACTTGAGCAGAATAGGCGTCGTCTGGTATTTCCATCAAATATGCAGCAAATGCAATATATGACATAACCCTGAGTGTATTACCAAAAGTTGTTCTTGAAGGGTGACCTGAAAGAGTGGTTCCTATGACCATGAATTTTAACCAATCAAAATAGGAATTCCTACTTCTGGCTTTCATACGAGTTTTAGTAGACAACATTGCTTTTAGAGTAAAATCCATAGTATACTTGTCGAAACCCATATGTCTCATTATCATTCGTGCCACGAGTTGAATATAGCGATTATCTACCATCTTCAATAATGCTTCATGTTGATGAGCATCATGTGAAGAACCATCAAGTGATATTACAGACGTACCGCCGTACTTGGCTCGAATTCTTCTCCAGTGTCCTGTGATTCGTTTGCTCAACTGATCGTCATTAAGTCCAGATATAAATTGTGGTGCTCTCTTTTTCAAGTGTTTTATCAAATTATAATTGACGGCACCAACCAGTACTTTTACTGCTCCACTAGGGTTTGCTATATTTCGATCTTTTCCTGGTTTTTTCTGTAAGAACTGAGTTTCATTTGTTTTTACGTGAAATTCATAACTCGTTCTTCCATATCGTGTGTCCAAAAACTCTTCGTACGCTTTTTCATACATTCTAGCTTTTGGTCGATCCGGCATTTGTTCCAAATATTGTTCTACTGTATAGTACACATCTTCAGAATAGTCTCTATCAACCTGATTGTCCATATATTCTTTGGGTTGAGTATTCACCAACTTAGACATGTAAGCTTCAGCAAATTTATCAAATTTTTCCAAATATATAGGATTGGGTTTTAATTCCGCACATCCTTGTCTGTTTACTGCAGCATATGTAGAATTTTGTGAACGATTGCTC